CGCATCTTGAACACCATAGCCAAGATTTAGGACGGCATATTTCACGCGATTCGCCGAGTTGGCCATGCCGTCCAATTGCCGAGTCGCCTGATTGGTGCCAAGGTTCGAAGAATCCATCTGCTGACGCGAGATCTCATCCCGCTGCCTTAGAACATCATTCAGTTCGCGCTCTTTCTTGATGCGTATATCCGCTGCCGCAACAAGATCCCCTTGCTGCATCGCCTCTTGTTCGCCTGGCAGGTACATCCGCTTATTGATAACAGGCAACTCAAGGCTGCTGGCCTGTGCGAACGCCTTTTTCTGCGCCTCCTCAAAGTCCCTGACGTGCTGATCGATCTGCGCAAACATTCGCGGCTTGCCAGTCCCACCACGCTCCATCTTCCGCATAAAGTCGTCGAGTGAATCCGCCAGCTTTGTGATAGCCTGCTGTGCGGGATCGACGTTCGCAGAGACGCCAACTGTCAGCGTGCCGAGACTCTCAGCCATTTTTGACCTCGACCTGCTTCAGTCCGTGCATTTTGGCCCACGCATTCAGCTTGCGTGCCACGTCTTCGCCAGTCTTGGCTGGCTCGTGGTTCTCGGTGATCCCGAGACCGAAACCCTTGGGGATGAACGTGCCCATCTTCAGGTTCTCCGAGTTTCTCGACCGGTTCACCTGGTAGAGCATCCACAGAATCGCGTCTGTCTGAGCCCAATCGTCGCCGAACGGCTGGATGCGGTAGTACGCTTGCCACTCGGCAAACTCCTGCGCATCCATCCGTTCCTGAAGTTCGCGCACCGTACACCCAAAGTTCCGGGCCAGAAAGAACCAGAACAGACGGCTCGGGTGCGACCTCAGTTTTTTTCGGCGGACTCGACCTGCTCAGCACCGATGCGATTCAGCGCGAATGCCTCAGAAAACAGCTTGTCCAGCAGTTTTCCGTTCCAATCGCAGATCTGCGGCACATCGTCGAGTGTTGCCAACGGATTTCCATCCGCATCACACAGTGCCAACGCCACCAGCGTAGCCTGACTGCGGACGTACAGCTTGATTTCCTGTGCTTGCCGAACGCTTTCGGTGTACCTGTCGAGTTCGGTTCCCGTAAGAACCTTGACGCACACCTGCATGTCGGGCAGGAACGCCGACACATCAACAGGCTTGCGATGGACCTGCTTGGCCGCTGCGAACAATGAATCTCTGGTGGTCATATTAAGCCGCTGCGTTGAAGGTGATTGCCCCAGTCCACTTGATCGTGGCGGTGGCGGTCATGATGCCGTTGATGTTAACAACGGGCTCGTAAGCGGTCATGAACCCTGTGCCGGTCCAGTTGGCCGCCGTCGCTGCCCCGGCTGCCCTGGGGTAGGTGATGGTGATGCTTTCCGCCGCTCCCTCGATGGGCGGGTCTTTGCTGGCATCGAACTGCAATGTAACCCGCAACTCGCCGTAGTTGGGCAGCAACTCGGGGGTAAACGTGCGGGCAGTCGTGGTAGACGAATTGGTGGTCTCGAGCGCTTCCCGCCGCATGGAGGACGGACTCACGTCGGTGATCCACGAGAAGAATCCGCTGCCGAACGTAATCGCAACGCCGTGGCCCTGCATGGGGGCTGCCGTGACTGGCATGTCTCAGTTCCTTTCAGGTTGTGGGAATGTCGTCGGATGGCTGGTTCTTCGCCAGCCGCTCCATGAGTTTCAGGCGGACTCTTTCTTTCACTTGGGCTTTGGTGGACTCAATCGATTCGCCAAGCATCCGACGGCCTTTGACGTGCTTGCCGCCGCGATGTCGAAATCCCTTCTCGACCAGGTGCAGATATCGAGATGGCTTGCGGATTTTTTTCGTAGTGATCTTCAGTGGCACACCAGCCCGCTTTGCATCGCCCTTCTTGCGGAAGTAGTTTTGCATCGCCGGACCAAAGATCTTTCGACTGGCCCCTACAAGAGAGTAGATCTTGCGGCTCGTGTGCTTGCTGTCCTTGGTCTGGAGCGCCTTTTGCAGCCAGCCGGTGTAGATTGGCGTCTGCTGTTTTGCGACCTTTTTGATCTCTGTGGCGGCGGCATGCAACGCCGCGCGAGTCGCCAACTTCAACGTGCGGTTGCTGATGTTACGGAGCTTGACGATGAGATCCGTGTCCATGTCAACGGACGCCCGGAACTCGTTCGGATGCGGCTTTCTCTCGAACTTCATCACGTCACCGAGTGCATGATGCGATAGATTCCAGACACCTTGACCGAGATGAGATCCAATTCATCATGGGCCAAGTCCTCAAACATTCCGGCATCGCTCGAAGCCATCATGCCGAGTGACACCGACAACTTCCGCGAAAGTCCGTCGGCGATGTCTTGTCCGTAGTTGATCATCAGCTTCTGTTGGTCCAGAAGGCTTCCCTGCTCGATCCGACGCACCAACTCGACCGCTACGTCGATCTGGTACTCGTCGAATTGTGCGGGCATCCCACTGCGGTTTCTCGTTGTTGCCTGCGGATACACAATCGCTGCAATCCCATCCTCGAACGACTCACGCAACATGGTCGGCCGGTACGTCTCGATCACCCGCAACGCAGGAATCGCCACTTCTCCGGCATCGACCAGTTCACGCAAGGCGGTGCAGACACTCTCGACCGCTTGCACAATCGGGGATGCCATTATCGCACCTGTTTCGTAAAGATCCGCAACACCACACCGCCTGATCCACTGTCGCGATAGGGCTTCTCGCCACTCGCATCGGAAGACACGCGATAGACCCTGCTTCCATGCGTGATTGTGTCGCCCTGCTCTGGCACAATCTGTCTGCCGTTCAGGACCAAGTCAGTCGCCGTGATCAGCCAGTCCTTTGTGCTGTACCCGACGATGATTCCCTGGTCGATCTGTGCAATCGCGGAATCCCCAACAGTCGCCTGAATGGTGACCGAGGAAGAACCGCGTTGGTACACGACGGTCTGGCTGACAGACGCCTTGTGGACGCCTGCCAGCCAAGACTCAGCCGACAGCAGAATGTCGCTCATTAGTTGCGGCGCAGGATTTCCCAATTCGCCATGCTGAGCGACACCACGTTGCTCGCATTGTTCACCGACCACTGGGCCGTGATGCTGAAGTCAAGCGAAGCGGCTGTGCTGACAGTGGTACTCGTCAGTCCAGCCACCCGAGTGGTTCCGGTTCCTGGCACTCCGATTCCAACCACGCCCCCAGCAACAATTTCTCCAGACGAGCCGATTGCCCGAACAACGATGTCGCCATCGATGTAGAACAAGTCATTTGTTGCCGGATCAGTCGCCGCCGAAGCAAACACAGCAGTGCCTGCAACCCCACCAAGACGCACTCGGACCGTCAGGGTATCGGTGGAATTCTGGTTGGTGACAACGCCACGGGCTCGAATGCGAATGACATCCCCAACACGCAATGAATTGGCCGGGATTGAGAGTGCGCCGGTGCTGAAAATGGTTTCTGTCGTGGACGCAGTCACTGTGGCTGATTCAGCAACAGCCACTCCCGCAAGTTGGCTGTTGCCATCCGTCTCGTTGATGGCAACATCCACTGTCGTGTCGGCGAGAGCCGCCGCAACCATTACCTTGCCAGCCGGAACCCCGACAGAACCGTCCGTAGACACGCGGTCGTTCGCCACGTCGTAATAGACGATCTGGCCGACCGCCATCGCATTCCCTGCCGAGGTGGCCTTGGCAAACCGGAACACGCCCTCGATGGTCAGGTTGCCCAACGTATTCGCCGCGATGTCAGTCTTGACGACACCCACCAGTCCGTTCTGGACCACCACGTCGCCCGCAGTCTTGGCAGCGCTCGGGGTGTAGTCGATCGCACACCCTTCCTGCCTGAAAGTCGCACCCATCGTAAGATCTCCTTTTAGATCAGACTGGAATCAGAAAATCAGGCAGCGCCCTTCGACTTCACACCGGCAACGTATTCCGCCTTATCCACGCCGAAGTCGTGGTAGCCACGGAACTGGATGCCGAGAATGTTGAAATCCGCGTCCGCCGATTCTACGACGGGAGACTGCTGGCCATTGAGAAACGAGACAACCATCGGAGCATAGAGCGCCGGATCGCGGAACAAGTACCACGCCGTGGCCGAGTTGCCGGTGAAACCCGAGTCCGACAACTGCGGCACAACCACCGGACGATACTTGTTGAGGTAGATGTTGGCGTTGGCCACCGTGGTGCTTCCCCCGACAAGATTGGTCGCCGTGTACAGCGTGCTCGCTGCGACTTCCAGCTCAGGAGGCACCAGCAGCAGAGACGGGCTTCCTCCGATCCTCTTGGTGCTGTCGGCCGAGGGACTGACCATTTTGCGGAACGCCTGCACGCCCAGCCCGAGACCAACACCGTCGGTGAGCAACGTGGTCGTCGCACCGGTGATGTAGTTGCCGCGTCCCGAGGTGAAGAACGCGCTGTTGTCCAAGAACGCGGCCCAGAACACGTCCCGCATTTTCATCGCCGCTCCAGCACCGAGACGAGTCCGCAAATCGTCGAAGGCACCAAGATCGTCATTGATGATGTCTTCGCGGGTCAGGGAGAACATCTTGGCGTATGTCTTTACCTGCCGAGTGTACGATTCCTGCGAGACAGTGCCGTGCTTGATCTCGCCGCCGGGGCCGATCTGCTCGTACGCCATGTCGTCCAGAAGACGGTAGGTCGTCACCTGTTTGAAGTCGCGAACAGACTTGATCTGGCTGATCTCACGCCACGTGTTATCAACCTCCTCGTAGCCAGCCACCAATTCCTTCGTGGCCACATTGCTGAGGATGTTCGACACAGACACGCCGAGCGTAGACAACGAATTCGCCTGCACATCAGGCATTGCTGCCCTCAGCACACTGCGAATGTTTCCGACATGAATCCGCTCGCCAGTTGCCACTCGCATCCCGTTCGACGCCGCTGCCAACAACAGGATCTGCTGAATGCCGATGTTGCGATACTGCTTGCTCGCAACCTCGATAACCTGCTCCTTGTAATGCTTTTCGACACCCGGCATGCGGGCCGAGAGAGCCAAGGCCGCCTCGATCACTTCGGGAGACTCATCCCGCTTGCTGACGTGAATCGCAGGCCCCTCGTGGGAAGCGCCGGCCCGCACCAAATCAAGCTTGACGCCGGACACGGCACGCACCGCCTCCACCTCGAACTTGGCTGAGTTCCACTTCTCGCGGATCGCCTTTGCCTTCATCTCGCGATGCTGCTTGAGGGCCGCCGCCTTGATCTCGGCAAGCTTGGTGGCAGGCACCTCCCCTTCGTAGTCAGCGAACGACGCTTCGAGGTCATTGAGGTGTTCGGCCGCAGCCGCCTTGATGTCGCCCACGTCGAAATCAACCGCTTCAATCACCTTGTCCTCGTTCGCCGAGGCGGCAATCTCAGCCTCAAACTTCGCATGCAGCCTTTCGCGCTGCACATCGGTCAGGGACTCGGGATCGAATCCCATCAACTCGACCCATTTGTCGAATGGCATGTTTGCACCTTTCACGTGCGAAAATTCGACTGCCGAGGCAGCCAAGTTGACTGTGGTGTTCTCGTCCGCTCCGTGCGACAGAAACGCCACCCCATCTAGACGGCTCTTGCGGGCGACATAGACCGGCCCCCGAATGGATTGGCCATTCACAACGACCGTGCGACCCTCTGGAATTTCTTCAACCCTCAGTGGCCTGGCCTCAATGCTCGCCTGCCACGGAAAGCCGTTCCTGGCGGAGTCGACGAACTCGGTCGCGGATTGCGACACGGCACTGACCTCGCCGCTCAATCGCAGAGTCCTTCCGTTGTTCTCGACTTTGCCCACATGTCCTACCAAGCGGTCCTTCTTGTGGTGCAAATTGGCGATGACTGACTTCCCCTGCTCAAGGCCAGCCAGGTCAACAACGATTGGCATGTCATAGCCGCCGACGGTCAGCGGTCCGCCGTTGTAGGCAATCACGTCGAACTTCGGACGCTTGCCCTCCTCTGTGCTCGCCTCGACAGTCGACTGCTCGGCGTGAATCACGATGTTCTGAAGAGCGCTCATTCACCACCATCCATCTGTCGAACCTTGGCCTGCGACCACGTCTTGCCCGCGTCCCCGCCCCACAATTGCCACGCAACCCAACCCGGTTTTTCCTTGCCCTTGGCATTCCAGCCGGGGGAACGACTCGCCTTGTCGTGCCGAGCAAACCATGCCGCCATCTCGCGGACATGCGCCTCTGTCAGAGATGTCCGCGATGCGATCTTGCGGGCTCGTGCGACAGTCTCGGGTTTCAGGCCACTGCCAGACCGGCCAGCTTCGTGCAGCTTCAGGCCAGCCTTGGCTGCCGACGCCATTCCTGCCGTGGGCCGCAGATCAACAGCCGCCGCCGTCACGTCTTCCGTGGGGGCCGCCTGCTGCTCTTGCTGCCGCATGTTCGCCATGTTCTGCGTGACGATGGCGAACTGATTCATGCGCAGTGTATCTCGCATCTCATCAACCGAGACGCCGTAGTCGGCCGCCATTTCCTCGACGTGGTCCTCGAAGTCCAGCCCCTGCTCGGCATAGACCTGCGAGAGTGTCGTCGATCCGTTCTTCAGACGCTTGTCGGTGGCATTGGCTTCGCTCTCAGGATCGCCAATAGGATGATGGGGCCAATCCCAAGAATGACGCGCAGCCAGTGTGGCATCAAATCCCCATCCATAGACGAGAATCGCCCGCTCGAACCATCGATCAAACAGCGGATCAAGAACAGTGTCCTCGCAATCCGACCGTTCCAAGTCAATCGTCAGGAAGTAAGTGCCGTGGTCCAACTTGCCCGAGGCGAAGTTGTAACCCGACGAGTTGCACATCGCGAGATTCTGCGGGATCGACTTCGGTCGAGCCATCTCATTGACCTGGGCGGCATGAAACGCCTCGTAGGTCGTGCCCGGATGTTCCGCCTTCATCTGCGAGACTTCCCATCCCATCGGGAGGGCCGTCATCATCCGCTTGTCGAAGTCCAACGTGTCCATCGGTCGGACTTCATCGGCACCATCCGGCGTGAGATTCGTGTGGATGATCGCCGCGTAGTCCGCAGCGGTCTCGGCAGCCGCCAAGGTCGCCTCTCGCCATCGTCGAGAACTCGCACCGACGTTCAGCGTCGACCGAAACTCGGGAACGCCGCGATGCTGGCCGGGGCGGCGCATCATGAACCAATGCAGCATCCACTTCGCCGGGATCTCCTCAAACTCGGTTCCCGACCATGCAAATTGACCGCCCGGGTGATGCTTCAGCACGTCATAGCTGATCGGATTGCCGAACTGGTCGTACCGAATCCCGTCGATATACCCCGCCGTGTAGGGGATGATTCGGGGGCTCGTGACCTGCTCGGCCTCGATTAGGATGATGTCCAAATCCACGGGCGATCGAAGCCGAGGGTTGTTTCGCAACAGCCCAAACGCCTCGCCATCCTGCACCTTGGCATGGGTCATGCACCACAGCTTTCGCCGCAATTGCACCGACTTGCACCACTGCTGCCAGGCCGCCTCGACCATCGCGTTGAGGTTCTTGTTCCGCGTCCGCATTCGCAGAGTCGGCCCAGTCCCCATGACGTAATTGGCATGCGTCTGGACGATTCCGTCCGCATAGCCATTGTTCGCGACCTCGTAGCGTGCCCGCTGCACGAGCCTCGTTCGGACAGCCTTGGAGTTCGCCGAATCCGCGTCGTAGGCATCCGCGTTGGCCCAATAGTTCTGCATGTCCGTGGTGTCACGGGCAGCGTCGTATGTGGCTTCGACGGGCTTTCTCGGCCTTGGCACAGCCTGCACCACCGGGACGGGCTTCTTGTCCGCCATTGGCGTGCCAAACTGGTCCAAGATGCGATTCTTCGCGGCCGGCGCAATCATCCTGCACCTGGCGGGCGAATTTTCTGGAATCTGATCCCAAACCCTGGCCTGTTTGACGCCGCCGCCTCTTTGCCCGCCTGATAGGCGGCCAGCTTCAGCAGATCATCAACAGACTGCGATGTCGCGGATCGGCCGTCGACGGTCACTGACCTGGGACCGGTCGCCGCCTGTTGCAGAGCCGTTTCGACAGCTTCGAGTTCATCAGACATGCACCGATTGTCGATACCGGCGTGAACGTAGCAATACCTGAACGCCGCTTTGGCAAGTCAAATATCAAAATCATTCCACTAATGGAAAGCTGGACGCTCCCAAGTGATCAATGGAGTTCCGCAATTCCGGCAGATTCGTCGTCGCATGATCGCCCCCGCTTTCGGTCGGGTGTAGTTGACCCGGAAGTTGTGACATCCGCACTTCTTGCACATCAGTCCCGACTGTTCCGCCTTCTCGTCCTCGGTCGCGCCATCGGTTTTCATTTGCAACAAAGTCTGTCGCTCATTCGGGTCCATCAGCGTCCTCGCAATTGTCTGAGGGTTGGCCGGGCCGAGACGACTGTTGATCTCAGATTTGCAGAAGACCCAATCGTACACCCCAGAATTGAAGCCGCCACAGAAGCGCCGACGAGGCAATCGAACCAGTGGTTGTCAGGTTTCGACGGTGGCAGCTTCCACTCGTCGACTTTGCGACCCCTGGCCTCCACGATGATTCGATGTTCGGCCCGCAGATGATCCGCCAGCATCTGGTGATACACCGCCCTGTCGCCGAACAGTCTCAACTCACTTGGCTCCCCCTCCGCCACGGCAAGGCGATTGTGAACGAAGGTCTTCCACCAATTCGTGTCGATCAGGCAGTGTGGCACCGAGCGATGCTGGTTGCGTGCAATTCGCCACATCAGGCCGGTTCGCTCACCCTCACGCTTGGTGTACTCGTAAAAAGGGCGGCCAGTCGCACCGACGTACTTCCCGTGTGACGGCATCAGCACGGCGCGGTGCGTGCTTTCCCGACACACGCGATAGAAAGTGTCTGACTGTGGCCCCCAGTTGGCGTCAATCAGACATTTGTCGATATGCACCGACCCGCCCTCGTCACGTTCCCATTCACGACCGCACAGTTGCTCGATCAACGCATTCAGCGACTGATACATCTGGGCATCGAGAGAAAGCTGCCCCAGTTCAGTCTCAATGGTCCGCGTCAAATTGCCGAGGGAAAAGTACGCTCGTCCCTGATCCGGCCACGTTCCGTAGTCGACCACAAAGCCGGTGAA